GATCTCGCGCGGTTCTGCAACGCCCACAGCAGCACGTTCAGCGCGGATGCGCGCGAGCACGCCGTCATGGAAGGCCGGCGCGAAGTCTGGCTTCGAATTCAAGAACATCTTCATCTGCCGGATGAGGAGCTTTGGTCATTGTACTCGGGCAGAGGTTCCGCTGACGAGTAAACCCGCCGCCCCTTTCATAGGATAAGCGCATGTATCGCAACAATCTGGAATTGATGTCTGAGACGCGGTGGAACGCCGTGTTGAATCATGGCGCCCTCGGTGACGCCATCACTTCGCTCCCCGCGATCATCTTCGCGCGCCAGACGCACAACGAGGCGCTGACGATCAAGGTGTGGCTGCCGAACCACCTGCTCGATCTCTTCCGGCATCTGCTCGCGCCGTACGGCAAGTTCGAGTTCGGCGACATGAAAGAGTTTCCGCTGAAGCAGAAGGATCGCGAGGACTGGGGCCAAGGGCCGGTGTCGCTCAACTCGGCGCCGTTCAACACGCACACGCGCAATCGAGTCCACATGGTCGACTTCGCGTTCAACTTCCTGCTGGACGCGGCGCCGAGCAACATGCGCGAGCGCAGCTACCCGACCGCGGCGCCGCTCGGGCACCGCCTTTTGAAAGAGAAGTACGTCGTCTTCCCGGTCGGCGCGACGAGCGACAACAAGCTCTTCCGCGCGAAGGTCATGACGCCGATCCTGCGGTGGTGCATCGAGAACGGCTACCAGCCGGTCATCGTCGGCACGAAGAAGTCCTACGTGAAGGCGCTCGGCGCGAACGGCATCCCCGAGCCGATCATCATCCGCGACGAGGCCGACAAGATCCCCGCCGATGTTGTCGAGTATTGCCGCGACCTGCGCGAGCAGACGACGCTGCTGGAACTACGCGACATCTGCGGCTACGCTTCGGCGGTCGTCGGGGTTGACGGCGGGACGATTCACCTGGCCGCGACGACGATGGTGCCGATCATCTACGGCTTGACGACGACGTTGCCCCGCCACCGGTACATCGCGCGCTTGGGCGATCACACTCTGAGCATCAGGTATGTCGTCCCACGCAACCTTGAGTGCGCCGGATGCCAGAGCAATATGCTCTTGCTATTCGGTCACGACTTCAGGAATTGTCCTTACGACGATTCGATCTGCACGGATTTGCTTCACCCTGACGACTTTATCAACGGCTTAAAGGAGCTTGGACTATGACTGACGCAGCCGCGGCCACCGCCGCAACCACAACCACCGATGCGGCGGCCACCGCAACTGCTGCCGCTGCAGCCACGACGGCAGCCGCCGCGACAACCGCACCGTGGCATGGGATCACGGACCTTGAAACAGTTGGATATTTGTCCAACAAGGGCTGGACCTCGCCCGCGGACATCATCAAGTCCTACCAAGGTGCCGAGAAGCTGATCGGCCGCCCGGTGGACTCGTTGGTCGCGCTACCCAAGGCCGGCGACACGGCAGGGTGGGACGCGGTCTACACGAAGCTCGGGCGTCCGGTTGACGCGAAGGGCTACGACCTTAAGGCCGGTATGGCGGATGGCGCGCAGGTTGACGAGGCAATGATGGCGACGATGGGCACGCTCTTCCACAAGGCCGGGCTCAACCCCGACCAGGCGAAGGCGATCGCTGGCGAGTACAACGTGATGGCCGCGCAGCGCGCGAAGGATGCGCACGCGGACTACGAGCGCAACGTCACGACCGACAAGGCTTCGCTCATCAAGGACTGGGGTGGCGGCTACGAGCGCATGATGAACTCGGCGCAGACCGCGGTGGCGTCCCTGGGCTTCGACGGCAAGATGGTCGATGCGCTCGAGACGGCGATCGGCTACGCCGGCACGATGAAGTTCTTCGCGGGCCTCGGGCAGAAGCTCGGCGAGCACAAGTTCGTCGGCGGCGACAGCAACGTGAAGTTCAGCGGCACGATGACGCCGCAGGAGGCGAGCGCCGAGATCACGAAGCTCAAGAGCGACGGGGTCTTCCAAGGCACGATGTGGGACATGCTGAATCCCTCGAACAAAGAGAACGTTCGCAAATGGCAGGAGCTCTTCGCGATTGCGTATCCCGGCTAGGCAACCTGACGCCGCCGGATTGAAATCCTTACCCGGGGGCAGGTAGCAGGACTTGGGGCGCTTCGGCGCCCTTCTTTTTGCCGTATGATATACTTGAGGGGTAGGTAACACCTTTCCCGGAAAAGCGCAAGCCCCGGGAAGGCGCAGGGCAAGGCCCCTCCAATCGAGGACAAGCCAGAGCAGTATGGTTTGTTCAACTTGATTTAAGGAGCTTCACCGTGCCCGATCAGATCACCGTAGCATCAGTTCAAGAGTACAAGAGCAACGTCGAGTTGCTCATGCAGCAAGAAGGATCCCGCCTCCGCGGGATGGTAGGAACCGACTCATACGTCGGCAAACAAGCGTCCGTCGTCGAGCAGTTCGGCGAGGCGACCGCGCAAGAGCGCACCAGCCGGCACGCAGACACGCCGCTGCTTGGCCTCTCGCAGGACAAGCGTTGGGTCTTCCCGAAGGACATCGAGTGGGGTTCGCTCATCGACCAGGTCGACAAGCTGCGCATGCGCATTTCACCCGAAGGCATGTACACGCGGGCGGCTGCGGCCGGCATGAACCGCAAACTGGATGACATCATCCTCGCCGCGTTCTTCGCCACCGCCTTCATCGGCGAGAACGGCACTACCTCCGAGACGTTCGGTACGCTCGGAAGCGGCGTATACGACGTCAGCGTCGACCTCGGCGGCACCGCCTCCGGCATCAACGTCGCGAAGCTGCAACGCGCGCTGCGCCTCCTGATGACCGCCAACAAGGGCGATCTCGGCGAGGCCGTGTCCTCGGCCATCTCGTCCTACGAACACGACCTGCTTCTGAAAGAGATCCAGATCGTGAACAAAGACTACAACGGCGGCTCTGCCGTCCTCGAGTCGGGTCGCGTGCGTCGGTTCATGGGCTTCGACTTCGCCCTGACCGAACGCCTGACCGTCACGTCCGGCAACCGGCTGATCCCCGCGTGGGTGAAGTCCGGGATGCACCTTGGCGTGTGGCAGGATCTCAACGCATCCATCGACAAGCGTGCCGACAAGGGCAACGCTTGGCAGGTTTACACGTCGATGACCATCGGCTCAACGCGGTTGCAGGCGGGCAAAGTGATCCGCATCAACTGCGACGACCAGATCGCATAAGGGGAAGCAGACATGGCTCTCGTAAGCTCTTCACAAAACGTAACCGACCAGTCCGCGGTCCCTGCGGTCAAAGTCAGCTCGCTCAAAAAGGGCGCAGTGGTTCGCTCCGCTGAAGGCTACATCGCCTCGGCGAACTTCACCGGCGGCACCGTGGGGCAGTGGTACACCTTCGTCCGGGTTCCGGCCCGCGCGAAGATCCTCGACATCACGATGACGGGCGCCACCACGACCACGGGCGCCGTGAAATGCGGCCTCTATCGGCCGGATGGCATCGCGATCGACGACGACGTCTTTGCCACGCTGTACCTGATGTCGGCCGAGAAAGACGGCACGTCGATCATGGTGACGCCGACGGCGCTTGAGCGCACGCAGGATCTCGCCACGGCCTACGTCACCGCGATCGGGACTGCCGGTGCCACCAACGACGTCGAGTTCGACATCGCTGTGGCGATCGTCACGGTCTTGGGCGCGGGCGTCAACCACGCGATGCACGTGCGGTACGTCCTACCCGAGTAAGTAGCAGTGCAAGCCCCGGGAGCATGGTGCTCCCGGGCGCCAATTCCGGGAGTTCTGAATGGCAAATGAAAGTTGGGTTTACGGCACTGCGGCAACGCACCCCTTTGCGGGGGATGTCAGCGTCACGGTCGTCACCACCGGCGGGACGCTCACGGGCTCGAACGTACTTGAGCTCCGCATTCTGAAGTCGTCGCTCGGCGCCGCGGCCAACGTGGGATTCAACACGAAGGAAAACGTCATCAAGCAGATCGACCTCCTGAAAGACAAGGTCGTCTCGAGCGCCTGGCCGCCCCTCGCCGACGTGTTGGTGTAACGTCATGGGTGCTCTTAGCAAGATCGTCGTGATGCGCAGCACGACCACGCGCCCGGCTGATGCCACCGCATACGCCGCGGGGGACGAGGTCAGCAACCACGCGACCGCCGGTTCGGTGGTGCGTGCGACCTTCGACTTGTCCGGGTTCTCTCGCGGCACGATCATCGCCGCGCAACTCGATTTGGCGGCGGCAACAAGCAACGTGGTCACAGTGGCGTCCGACTTCGAGCTACTGCTTTTCAAGACGGCCTTGGTTCCGGCC